GTACTGTTGCTGCAATTCAGCTTGTGACCGTGCCACCTTGAGCTTCGACTCAATATCTCTCAGCAAATCCTTCATCTCTGTCATCTTCGACTTCAAGACGACGTTCATGGCTGTGAAGATCTTGATATCGAGAATGTCTTCAATGATCTCCCGCCGGGCGGCTGCAGGAAGTTGCATGAAGGGCGTGAACGATGCCGCGCCGAGAATCACAATTTGCGTAAAGGACTTAAAGTTGAGCTTGAGAATCTTCTCCTCTAGATACTTCTGATAGTCCCGTGCGGCTGCATCCTGGTTCAACAGCAAGCCGTTAACCCAAATTTCAAAGATGGCTGGCTTGATGCCACGCACAATCTTGTATTCCTTCTTGCCGATCTCAAAGTCAAGCTCAACCACACAATGCTTGTTGTTGATGCTGTTGACTAACTGGGGCTTGTTGACATTCCGAAATGCCTTGCTGAACAACGCAAAGCAAACAGCGTCCAGCACCGTACTCTTGCCGCTGCCGTTGTCGCCTAGGATCAGCGTCGTGGGATGTGCGTCAAGCTGCATGGTGGTGTAAGCATTGCCGGTGGAAAGGAAGTTCCTCCACTTAACCGTCTTGAAGACAATCATACTTCGAGCGCCTGTGCCTCAATATACAGCGTCTTCAGTAACGTCTTCAGCTTCTCTTTGTCCTTTGCCGTCTCTGTCGTGTTAACAAATTCCGAAAGTAGCGTCATAGTGTCCTCTATATCAATGGCATCCGTTCCCAACGATTCGTTTTCAAACTCAGAAAAGTCTTCGTGGATGGTCAACTCAATCACATCGTTGTTGTACAGTCCCTCAACGAATTTGTCGAACTTTGGGTAGTCCTCTTTGTGTGCAATAATGACCTTGACACACGTTCGCTTGAACACTGCGGGGTTGGGAAGTTCAGCACGATCATCGTAGTAAATCTTGTGAAAGATCTTGTTCGGGTTTTCGATGAACGTGAGGTCGGTTGAGTGTGTATCAAAGACATGGAAGCCCCGAGGGTCGTTGTGATCCGACCAAGTAAACTCGTAGGGACTTCCAAGATAGTAGATGTTGTCCCGAGCGCTGCGATGGTGGAAGTGTCCTGTAAGCACCGTAGGATAACTCTTGAGGGTGCTTGGGCCCATACCGGTTTGGTTGCGAACACCTCGAAACATATCATACCCCTCAAGTTCAAAGTGGCCGAAGCAGAACGTTTCTCTGGTTCTAGCGCGATGAATGAACTCAAGGGTTTCTTCTCTGTTGCTTTCACAAATCCAGGGAATGAAATCAAAATCCTGTTCATCAAACTTGTGGGTAGCCGCATCCTGCACCACGGTGATGTTAGTGTACTCCTTCAACAACAGATCAAGTGAGTTGACCTCGTTCGTGTTCTTGTAGAAGGTGTCGTGGTTCCCTGGGATCACCCACAGGTCAATACCACGATCCTCTAGCTGCTTGAAGAAGTACTCCTTGCACGAACGCAACACCTGGAAGTTGATGTACTTGCGTCGATCAAAAACGTCACCTAAGTGGATGACTGTCTTGATTTGGCTCTCGTCGAGATACGGGAAGAAGACTTCCTCGTAGAATCGTCGAAAGAACGCATCAAACTGCAGCGAGTCGTTTCGCGCACCGAAGTGCGTATCCGTAATGATGGCTAATTTCATGCAGTGTGCTGTGCCAGGATCGCTTGAACGTGCGACTTGGCTGTTTGCCATGACACAGGCCCTGCTTCATCTGCGTACAATACAGGATCAGGTCGCCCCAACTTGATGAACGCCTCAATGCGCTCAACAGAGGAAGCAGACTTGTAATCTGAGTACCACGTATCTCCATGGAGGATAGGCTTGTATGAAGTGTTGGTGTTCCTGAACACCTCGTCAAAATCAAGAGCCAAAATGCGGCAATTCATTTTAGCCTCTTGCAGAATTTCAAACTTAGTCATGTTCAAATACGGCGTTGCCATTGTGACCTTTTCTGAACCCCAGTTTCCTACCTGGAATGCCCGATGGTCTGCATCACGAAATTCCTTACGACAATCAGGGTAAATGGCATGATCACCTGCGTGTATACCTAAAGCAATCTCAACATTCTGTCCTGTCTTTTGCGCGACACTCAACGCAACTGATTGAATGATTGATGAAAAGATCTTGTTACGGTTGGGCACAACTGTTGCCTTCATGTTGTCCTCTTCGTAGTGTCCCTCAGGAACATCTGGGCCACCAGCAACTAATGCTGAGTCAAGCAAATCACCTAACCCATCCAAAACGATAACATGATGAAATGCTCGGTGGCCGTGGAGGTTCAAATGATCAACGCAATCCTCAGCACACGCAAGCTCAATAAAATGCTTCTGCCCATAATCAAAACTGAGCGCGGTTACGTCATAGCCCTGCGCCAGATAATGCAACATCAAAGAGGTTGAATCCATCCCACCACTTAGTGACAATACAACCTGCTTAAACGGGCCACGATCTCCTGCGTTGTCCATTACTGCCTCCACGTCTTAGTAACACGATTGTAGCCGACCAACTCAGGAGCGATCCTGGTGATCAATTCTTCTGAGGATGCTCGAATAGGATTTATGTCAATGCCTCCGCGACGAGTATACAGACACGCCACGAACAGCTCTACTGGGTTGAAGGCATCCTTTAGCCTCTTGTAGATACACTCACAGATTTCTTCATGAAAGTGATTCTCGTTTCGCATGGAAACAATATACTGCAACACACTTTCCTCGGTAGGAACACCGGCGTCACAACTGCGGCCGTCCATATAGATGTACACATCTCCCCAGTCAGGCTGGTTCGTCACACGGCAATTGGATCGCAACGATGTGGTGTGAACGGCCAAAATCCTATTGTTCATGTTCAGTTTCAAGAGCGCGGGGTTTTCGTTGTATTCCCACTTGAGGTCAGCTACATCTGCAAAGTCGATTTGCTTGAAACCTTTAGTGAAAGGGCCGTGATAAGCAATCGGGGTGCTATCGGGGCCGAAAATATTGACTTTGGGATTTGTGTTCAACAGCTTTATGAGATCATGACTGATGATCTCACCTGCCGTCCTAAGTACGCTGATTATGTCTTTGCCTAGCTTTACCATGTTGAATGAGTTGAGATAGAGCTTCAAAGACTTCGACTCAACAATGTTGAGGGTATCCGCCGCGTACACAATCTTGACTTGTCCCACGACCGGGAAACCGCTGTCCGTGAGTGCTGAGAACTCGTAGGCGTTCCAAACATCATACCCATCAAACGGCAGATTGTAGTCGTCAATATTGTACTGCTTGCGATTTATGCTACGCCTCACACCAACTAACAACCCAGGATCAATCTCCATGGGTGTAACATACGGGGCTGTAACTTTCCCGTCACTTGATCGTCCTAGATGGGTGTTGATTGCCTTGGGTACAACCACCTCAGGAAATTCATCATCGCCGTGAAATTCTGACATTACCAGTCCAGTGTGTTGAGTGTTGCGGTTTCTTCACGCCGGCGGATCGGGCGACTGCCAACGTGCGTTTCGAAGTTTGCGTACCATTGAAATATATCACGTTCGTTGCGAATGTGCAAGAGGTTACCAATAGGACTATTGTCTCCTGGCTCTCCCCAAATGTCGTCTGAACGCTTCATGAAATTCGCAATTTGGTAATAGGTGTGTAGCGACTTCAACAACATCGCAACAATCTGTGAGTTGCCGCCCAACTCTCTGGCGGTGTCACGAATCGCCGTGAACTTCAGCGGGCTTTCCTCGCGCTCACCAAACACGATTCTGCGATATTGGTCATAGGTCACCAACTCGTCAAGGATCGGCTTGAAGTAGTTGTAGACTCCATCAAACACCTCATCTGCGAGGCGTGTCTTGTGTGTCCCATAAGCGCGACAGGTGCCGTCAAGTTTGATCAATCCCATATCGAAACAGGAAGTATGGGAAGTAGAGTCATACGAAATGCGCTTGTAGGACTTCAACAACCCTGACCGGATCAAATAGATGATGGGGCGTAGGCGATACAACGACCCGATGCCCAAAAAGTGGATGTGTGAACTGACAGCGGGGTGACAATCTTGGCTGATCAGGTGTGCAGCATGCAACATCTTGATCGACTCAAGCTCGCCGTTCCCCATGCACGTATCGGCCATAGCGATGCCGCTGACATGCTCGTAGTCCTCCTCAGTCAACTTTGACGCAATCGTGTCAAAGAAGAACTTCATATCCTGCGGCGTG